AAAACATTAAAGACGGTTGGATGAATTTTGTCAGAGCTAATGAGAATTATGACAGTCTTCCAGAAGCTATTAGAGTAATGGCAGAAGAACGTGCTGAAGTTTGTAAAACTTGTCCAGAACTAAAAGAATCAGGACAGTTATTTCAAATAATAACACGTTTATTGCCTAATGGAGGAGGTACATCAAAGATGCGACAAACTTATGACCCTGACAACAAAGCTGCAGGCGATGTAGTCAACGGGTATAAATGTGGCGTTTGTGGTTGCGCGTTCCCCGCGAACGTAATGGCTCCTGGTAAAGATTGCCCTAAAGATAAGTGGCCTAAAAGAAAATAAAATGGCAGATAAAAAGATAAAAATGGTAGGTGATAACATATTAGTATATGTTAAAATACCTAAACAAGAGACAGATTCAGGTATAATTATAAATGAAGATACTGCAAGAGAGGTTCAAAAGAATCTTACAGGTGAAATTATAGCGGTTGGTCCAGAGGTGAAGAAATTTACGGAAGGAGACGAGATATTATTACCGCCAGGTGGCAGTATCCCTGTATCGTACGAAGATGATGTATACCATGTCTTCAAAGAATTTGCACTATTTGCAAAACTAGAAAAGTAAGATGGCACAAAAGTATCATTTTGTAGATGTTACATTAACAGGTAATAAGAAAGCTGTAATAGCTTTATGTTATATGTACTTTGGACATGTAGAAAATGTAACTGTCAAAGAGGTGGATGAGAATGTATGTAAAATTACTATTCCTATTCCTGTATCTGAAGACGAAATAGACGCAGAATTGAATGAGAGATCTATTTGACCTTAAAAACAGACAGGTAACTTTTGCACCACAAGCTTTAATGATTCCAGAATTTAAAGATCTGTGGGATCGAGATAAGTCTAAAGACAAGGAAAAGGCATTAAGAGAAATCTCTTATGTCTATTTCTTGGCAGACTTTAAATCTCCTTATGTAGCATCCTTATCTCCTGAAATTATAGCGAAAACTGTAGCGAAGGATTTTCTAAAAAATGAAAACTATGAGCCAGACTCAAAGGTATTAGCTGCTATTGATAAATATAGAGAGCTACAAACTACCCCATCTATGCTTTTATTAGAAGCATCCTTAAAAACTGTACACAATCTTACAGAATATTTACAAAATGTTGATCTACAAGAACGTGATAAAAACGACAAACCTATATACAAACCTAATGACATTACTGGTGCGTTATCTAAAATAGGTAGTATTGTTGAATCTTTACAAAAAGTTAAAGATAATGTAGAGAGAGAAATCATGCATACGGCTCAATTAAGGGGTCAAAGGCAAAAAGGTAATAGAGAAGACCCATAAAAAATGAATAACGTATAGCTAATCGTTATTTTATTTAAATAATTTTTATATCTTTGTGTTCAAATATTACATATATTTGCAATGAGAAATATTTGGAGAGAATACTTAACTATAAAAGGGGGAGACTTCCCTGCTTGGTGGTCCAAGCTTTCTGACGCAGAAAAGAAAGAATGGCAAGTACAAAAGGAAAAGAATGAGAAGAATAAGTGAACATGTTAGTTATACTGAAGGCGTAAAAAGTAATACAGCCTCAAGATTAGGATTAGATAATATACCTAATCCAGATCAATTGCAGTGTATGCATGAAATTGCTAGAGATGTATTTGAACCATTAAGAGAATGGGCTGGAGGTCCAATTAAAATTAACAGTTTCTTCAGAGGAGAGCCTGTTAATACTGCTATTGGCGGATCAGTTAGATCTCAACACATGAAAGGTCAGGCTATGGATATAGATGATACGTTTGGTGTTAAAACAAATGCTGAAATGTACCATTATATAAAAGATAACTTAGATTTTGATCAATTAATATGGGAATTCGGTGACGATGAGAATCCTAATTGGATACATGTAAGTTATGTAACTCATAGGGCAAATAGAAAAAAATTAACAATCGCAAAACGTGTTAATGGTAAAGTTAAATATATACACGAAGAGCATAAATAAAAAAATATGGCAACTACAAATTCAAAACTAACAATTAATAGTGCAGATTTAACATCTAGTAAATTAGCTTTGTCTATATCAGTAGATTTAAAGAAAGCTTCGGGCGATAATCTAGATACAACAAGTGGTGTACAAAGAGCAAGTATTGCGGCAGGTGCTACTAATCTTAGTTTACTTGCGGCTACTACTAGTTATGTAGCAAGATCTACAGGTACTACTTATGGTACAAATCTTCATAAAAACTATGTTTATATTAAAAACTGTACAGCTACAACTGGACAAGGGACAGTTATGATTTATACTGACGCTAGTGCAGATCTTAATAACGCTGGAGGAACATCTGCATGTGAAGAAAATGCGTGTGACCATCCAATAGCAATTTTAGCTAAAGATGATTTTGCTATTATACCTTCTCCTATGTATGGTGGGTTTAAAATTACAAATATAGACGCATCTAATGCAGCTTTAGTTGAGGTTTTAATACTAGGTTAATGGCAAAGAAATTTGGAATGGGTGCAACGTATGTTAAACCCACACGTAAAAAAAGACCAGGAGTACATGCTAAGACTAAAAGGTCTTCGCACAAACATTCTACTAACTATGTAAAACCATATCGTGGACAGGGAAAATAACGGAAAAACATACGCAGAAAAACTCTTAGAAGAAGAGAGAATCTTACACGAAGCAATGATTAATGGTTATAATTTAGTCACAGGAAAGCTTTCGTACGAAGATTTACTGGACTCAGAAGGGCACGATGGTGGAGGGTTATGGCTTCCTACAGGTTTTGACGAGTCTGCATCTATAGATCAATTAATAGAATATTTCGCACAACCAGAAAGAGAAGAATATGAAAAATGTGCTATATTAGTAAAAATAAAAAAAGATCTAAACAAGTCAGGACAACTAGATGAGCTGACAAAAATATACAACAATACAAAATGGGTAGAAAAGAAAAAATAGGGATTGAATGGAATGAATTAGACCCTAATAAAGATAACCCAGTAAGACATACAGGTCAGAAATATTTAAAGTTTATAAATACAGCCGTATTTAGCGAATCCGCAAGACATTATTTAAAACACAAGTGTTATACATTAGCCCCTATGGGGACTTCTGAGTATATAGAGTTTTGGGATGAAGAAGAAAAAAGATGTAAAGAAGGTTATACTGTAGGAGGAGTAAGAATAACTGGAGAACATTACGCATATTTAAATTACGGAAGAATTTTAGCGACAGTTACACAAGGAAAGCGTCAAAGAAAAATTGACACTTTTCCAAAGTTTCTAGACATGGATTATTATTGGTATCATGAGCTAGAACAAGCTGAGCAAAATGGAGAAGGAATGATTGTAGTAAAAGCCAGACGTAAAGGATTTTCTTATAAAAATGCTTTTGGAATGGCTTGGAAATATAACTGGTTTCCAAATTCTATATCTATATTAGCAGCATATGAGAAAACATTCTGGGCCAATACAATGGAAATGGCAAAGAATATGATTAACTTTTTAAATGAAAACACAGATTGGGCTAAAGGCTTTTTGCACGATAGACAAGATGCTATTAAATCTGGTTATGTAGAAAAAGATCCTATTTCTGGTATATCTATTCAAAAAGGTTTTAAATCTGAAATATTAGCATTATCATTTAAAGACTCTCCTCAAAAATCTGTAGGTCGTACAGCTGAACGAATGCTTTTTGAAGAGGCAGGTGATTGGCCAGGATTAATGCAAGCATACCAACGTTCTTATCCTCTATTTAAAGATGGTAATATTATGATTGGTATTCCTATTATATATGGTACAGGGGGTAATAATAAAAATGGTACTAATGCAGACTTTGAAGCTATGTTTTATAATCCTTCCGCATATGGGTTACGAGCGTACGAGAATATATATGATGAAACAGCAGTAGGGGAAGCAGGATGGTTTGTAGATGATGCTTGGTATAGAGAGCCTTTTATAGATGAAGATGGTAATGCTTTAAGAGAAAAAGCAATAGAAGATATAGATTTAGAAAGAGAAGAAAAGAAAAAGGCAGATCCAAAGGCATATAATATGATGGTTACTCAGCATCCTCATACACCAAAAGAAGCCTTTTTAAGAAACGAAGGTGCTGTATTTCCTGCTATAGAGTTATATAATGTTTTAGCAAAATTAAAA